GTTCCGTTTCTTCAAGGTTCAGGAAATCAAGTCCGTGAGTATAGCTTACGCGGAATACATTTGGTAATCTTGACGCTCCCCAACCTCTTGCCATTAATGATAACTGAGTTGCCTCTATACCCATAGTAAAGAATATTTGACTGAACGGTTGACTGTTTATAGGTAAATATTCTACAATACCCATCTCTTTACCTAATGTTAAGTATTCCGGTAAGATCTCGCATACCTTTTCTGTACCATAATACATATAATATGCCTGTACTGAAATTATTGGCATGTGGAATAAGTTTATCATCCAGTGGGTTTCGTAAAAATTATCCTGAAACCAGTCATGCGGCTCATTCTCAATTGTCTTTGGTGTAAATGATAACTCAATGTCATGCTCAAGTTCGCCATTTGCGCTTAGTAACCATTCTGTTAGTGCGTCCATCGGATATTTCGAAACCGCTTCTTTTATGTCATCGTCTAACTCTTGATTTATTACATAGTCTCGAAAGAAAGCCGGTGGTACTAATTGTATGCTGGATGTTGTTCTTTGTATTATCAAGTCAACTAATGCTGCGTCCGAAACCATATAAGAGCCTGATTTATCTAATATCCCAAAGACGAGTCGGTAATATTTTCCTTTCGAGCTTGCCGATAAAATAAATTCAGCGTACCATTGTTTAGTTACGTTATCAAATATGGCAGAGTTATCTTCTATTGATACTTCTTCGTTATCAGTAGCGGCGGCTCCTAATTCGTTCAAGACGGAAAATGATACCGAATATGAGGTTTCATTTACTCTTGGATCTTGTAGGTATATTTTATTCTTAGTATTTAACGATGTATTTATCATTGTCTTTTATATAAAAAAAGCCCTGTGCGTACGTGTAGAACACCGGGCTTTTTGACTGAGGACATGATTAGGAAACGAAAATCATTTTTATTTTAACTATTGCTGACGTTGAGGGATTGCTCAGATAGACTTTCGAGATATCCTTCGTTGTCAATAAGAAAATTCCGTATTTTGTACTCCCCGTAAGTTTATCGGCAGTTATATCAATTGCCGGGTTTGTATCAGCATTTAATTTGACTTCTATATCCCCGGTTGTTAAAATAAATAAAAGTCTTGCATCGTTTACCTGGGAGAATGATTGTTCAACGTCATCAGCCGAAACGGCTAAATCAAATTCAATATTCCCGTTCTCATTGATACTGTCCATTCCTAATATCAAGGCATCAGGCGGTTCAAGACTCTTTGTCCGGTTATCGTCACCGATTAGTTTTATTAAATATGAGATTTCTGCTTTCATTTTGCGTTATTTTTTAACCTTTTTTTCCGTGTCTTCAGTTGTTTCAAGAGGAAGTTTAGTCCCTATTGTTGAATCAGCTTTTTTTGGTGTAGCTTTAAGCACAGCTATTTCAGCTTTGAGTTCTTTGTTCTCTTTCTGTAAGGCTTCAATTTCAATTTTCAGCTTTGTCAAATATAATACCGAGTCTTCCTGTACGGGGATTACTTTTTCAACATAACCCTCTTCACCTTCGTAAAATATATCTTCCGGATGTGCTTCTTTTAATGCACGTTTTGTTACTTCGTCATCCCCTACTAAAAAATGACCTGTTTCGTTAATGAAAGGGATTGTAATTTCCCCGTTTGCAAAACCAGCGTTTTTCTGGTTTCGAAGAATTGCATGATATGCTTTCATGTTTCCGTTTTTTTTAGGTTGTTTTTAAATTACTGCGCCCGCTACCATTTTACAGAAAGTCTCCCCGGCTTTTAACACCGGGGAAACCTCATAGTTGTTTGTCGTGTTTTTACGAATTTGCTAACATTCCTACATTTTCGAATATATAGAATCTGTTAGGATTGAATACCTGCGGTACGAGATAAACCTTTTGTAACCATTCTTTCTTATCTGAACGGATTCCATAAGGCAGTTTCATCATATCTGCAAGTTGCGAGACAACGAATGTTTGGTCGGCATTCCATTCCATCATTACAGCAGTCGTTGTTCCCGGGATGTGATCGTTTTTATCGTACCATGTTGTTGTAGCTCCCCCTGATACGAATCTCTCGACTAAATAGAAATCCCTTTTGTCTGTTGAGGTACCGGCGCAACGATATACTTTATATCCCGTTGCTAAATCGCCAGTTCCTGCTCTGGTTATTACGAGTTTTGTCATCTTGCTGCCACCGGAATGTGTGATTGAGCATTCGTATGCTAAACCTTCACCGTATTGATTTTCGGGTACAACTGCGTATTTATACGAGCCGTTAGCAAGTGAGTAAGTACCGTCTGAAGTTTCTGCCGTTATTACAGCAGTTGGTGCATCCGGACCAATAACGTGATTCTTTTGGAATGCGGCGTATGTTGAAGTTAAGATTCTGTTCAAGACGGCGCTTTCCGCTCTCATAAATACATCTTCTTCAACTTTACCCGAACCATTAGCAACCCTGAAAGACGAGAAGTCCTGGTCTGTTGGGCTCAGGTCTTTTGTACCACCGGCGTTTGTATAGTACATTTTATTTAAAATCTTCTCTTGTACGTAACCGTTGACTGCATCGAGTGACATCCACAGTCTTAATTCGCCGTAACCGTAGTTTGATTTGATGCAAGTTGTTGCATTCAAGATATCGGCATCTGTTATTCTCGAACCGCGTTTATCAAGAATACCTTGTGCCGGGTTTTTCATGTTTGCTTTTACCTGCGTGATTACTCCGTCAAATTCATAAGCATTGATTGCAGAGTTTGCATTCCATAAAGCAAGGTCGAGACTCCGGACCATTGATCTTGTTTTATTCTTGGTTTCTGTTATTTCCGCAGCTTGTATCATTTTTACTGATTTCGCACCGAAAGTTACCGAACCTTTTACGCCCGCGAATTTCACGATATCGAACTTTCTGTCCATGACATCGTTTGTTTCGTCAACATCGCCGCCTTCAGGGTAGAATACCATTCCTGCGACTTCATTGATTCTCGACCATTCGAGAACTGTACTGGTGACTTTTTGTTTGGGGCATTTCTGCCAGAATGACGCTGCTCTTTCCTCGAAAGTGATGACTTTGAATGTGCCTTCAAGGGACTGGACTCTGCCCGCTTGACCGCCTGTCAATGATGCCATGTCGTAATCATGACCAGCTTCAAAAGCCTTCTGGATTTCCATGATTAGACTTAAGCTATCAGAACTGCTAAGTCCATCATGATCGGTTAATGAACCGGGATTTAATACTTCCATTAATTGCTCCTGTGATTATTAGTTTAAAATTTGTTTGTTTTTTGTCTTTTTATAGCTTATTTCTTGATTGAATCGGTGATTTCGTCAATTAATGACTTATTAAGTGTTTCAATACCGTGAGTTTCGACCATTGTTAAAGCCGTGCTGTAGTACTGTCTTTTTGTTGCATCGTCACCGGCGTCTTCGAAACTTTTTCTCAGATAGTTCTTTGCTTGCTTTTTACTGAGTGCTGGCGGTGCATCACCTTCGCCCGGCTGTTTCCCTGCAAGTTTAGCCGCTGCTAATTTGGTACCGTCTGTAATTATCCCGGTATCAATGTTTTCAAGGGACTTTTTTAATGATTCGTTTTCCTCGATGAGGGTTTCGGCATATTCTGTGACTTTCGAGAGATCCTCTGATACGGACTTTGTTAATTCCATGCTTGCCTTTATCATACCGAGGGTTATACCGAACATTTTGGATATTTCGGTATTTTGCGCTGTCATTGACTTCTGTAGTTCAAGAGAACTGCCGCCAATGGCTTTCATAAATGGTACAACGTCAACATTCTCGTGACTCGATACCGCATTTACGTTTGTTTCGAAGGACTTTTCAAGAGCTACGATACTTTTATTCTTTTCAAGAGACTCTACAAGTGCGGATATGTTCTCCATTGCTGAGTCAATGATTTCAAACGACTTTTCAAGACTTTTGTCTCTTGCTGTCGTTTTGTTTCTCGCGGATTCCCATTCTTCAGCTTTTGCCTTTGCATCAGCTTCGGAATATCCTTGAGTGGCGAAGTATTTTGCTACTTCTTCCTTGGAATTGAATTTACCCATTAATTTTACTCCTATTGTTTGATTTTTGTGACTTCCTGATAGATATTGTTTTCTTCCGGATTCGCCGCCTGTCATATCGCAACCATTAACCGATGCTCCAGCCTCGAATGACTTTACTAAATTGGCATAAGTATCCGGATTCCGGGGGTTGGCTGTGATTACTATGTTGGTTATTACCGAACTTGATACGTGTTTTCCTTTTCTGGCTAAAATGCCACCCTCGACGCTTATTCCCATCCTTTTAGGACTTTCCGGATGTGCTTCGTTGAATGCTTTCATGTTTTCAAGATCGCCGATACATTGAGTGGCTATTTCGTATTGTGGTGTACCCTGTTTAGCGAAGATTCGGGCTTCTGCATGTGTTGAATGTCCTTTTCTCATAACGGATACTGGATACCCTATAAAATATTTAGGATCTTTATTATGCTCGTATTTTACCCTGCCGTAACCTTGCTTCCATAAATCGAAGATTAAACCGTCTTGACTTATAACGTCTTTATCAAAATCTTCCCTATCGCTTGAGATTAAACAACTAAGTTTAACGTCAACTACGCCAGCCGCCGGATTATGTGCATGGCTTTTCTCAAAGTCTATTATTGGAGCATAAAATGAAAAAGATTCTGGCATTTATATTTTTGTCTGGTTTTCTATGTTACAAAAATACCAGAGTGCAGGTGGACAAAACAATAGGGGTCAGTCCAAAAGTGAAAGGGTTGCTTAAATCTTGTTTTTGAGTTTAATTATTCGTTGGATGGTTTTTGTTGAAACGGAGTTTTCCCTTGCAATTTCTTCAAAGGTCTTATTTGTGGTTTCTATTGCTTTCTTTATTTCAAAGCATTTTATGTGATATAGAAGGGGTTTTAGTGTAAACTTCCGCGCCCCCATAATTTTGATTACTTCTTCAACTTTCTCTTTCCCGAGAAGGTTAAGTAGCTCTAGGTGCTCAGGGGTTATATGTGAGCCGTTCTTATACTCCACGGCTCGCTAATTCGTTAGTTATTTCTTCAAGCTGGACTGACAGTAACCCTTTTGCCATTACTACCCTGCTCATCAAGGGGTCACTGAATAGTTTATGCGGTTGCTTTGCGGCTAAAAACGATTTCATCTGATTGGATATGCCGGTGTTAATTGCTTTAATAGCCGTTTGTAACTGTTTCCCCTTTTTCAAGAGTTCTTCGTTATTAAGTTCCTTAATGAAAGACGTAAACTTGTTTATTCGACCTATGACTTCATCAGTGTTCTTTCCCATCTGGAAACTCATTCGGTCTTCTGTAGCAAATGATTTTGCAAGTTCTTCGTAATCCATTCTTTTCGGTTGCTGAATTTTAAGTATTTTTGTCATTGTTTTGTTAATTAAGTTTCCAAAGGGTCAATATACACAAGCATTGGTTTTCCGTCATCATCAAATGATAAAGCCGGCTCCGGTAGTATTTTTTCATATTCCGCAAATTCTGCGCTTTTCATTATGCGGTCTTTCTGTAAAAGAAGCTCTCCGAATATATATGTGTCAACTTCAAATGACTTTATAATCTTAGTATAAGCTGAATCTTCTACTTTTTCTTCCGAAAGTTCGAGGATTTGGTTGAGTTCTCTCCGCGCTCGCGCTCTTGTGCTATCTACTTCATCCCAGAGGTCTCTCGGTCCGAAAGACTTCACGAGCATCTCGATTTCTTTCTGGAATGTCATTTCTTGTGCTTTAATTAGTTTAAGGCTCATAATATTTTTAAGTTTGCCCTTAATATAATCACCGGTCTGTGTAAGTACGCCAAATGATTTTTTGAGAGCCTCTCGTAAAACATTTGAACTTAAAGAAGCTCTGGCTTTACCTGTCTTATCCCGACCTAATACCGCAATTCCTTTACCATATAAAGACATTAAATGATTCATAATCTCTTTTTCAGCATGTGCATTTAGAGTCTCTTTACCTTTCTTCTTTTCCGGCGGATCAAGTTTAATACCTATCCTTTTAGCTATATGCTCAGGGGTTAGTGCGTTTGTATCACCTTGGTCTAAATGGTCGAGCACAGTTTTCTCTGAAATTGTTTTCATTGGATGAATATCGTCGTAAATATGCTGGAATTTGTTTCTTAAATGTTCTGGTAAACTATTCAGTTTATTCGTAGCTTCCTCCATTTGGTTTTTATAGTCTTTATTCGCATGAGGGTGGAATACCTTATTGAGGTGGTCTGCGTGATTTTGTATTACCTCTTCGTACTCTTTACGGTTCTTATTGTGTTCATTAACGGCATTAGCGTGAACTTCTTTGGACCGGTCTGTATCGTGTTTGCCTAACATATCGAGAATATCTTTCTCTTTAAGTATATTCGGGTCGTCTGAGTTATTTATAGCATCTAACTCATCTAACGAAAGCGTATTTCTTTCCTCGTCGTCATCGTTGGTATTGCCTGAACCGAGTGTCCCTTCATCAACCCTAAGCGAGTCTTTTATGGCTTGGTTTTTAGCCTCAGATGTATCTGCTTCGTCTTTGGCAGTAAGTCTTTTTTTAGCTTTCTGCCCTTTTTCGTGTCTAAATTCGTTAGGTTTAGTCCCGTTTAAGTAATTGTGGATTTTCTGTCTTTCTTCTTCATTAAATCCAAGACTTTCAAGGTGCTTTACAAGCGAGGCTTTCGGTTCGGTTAAGTATTTATCGAGATCCTTCTCTTCCGTGCCGCCATGAAGTAACTTCTTAAACGCTGTGCTGTGAATATCAGGTGTATAATCTTCGTGTTTTAGGTTCTCAATATCGGCAAGTTTTATCCGACGCTGTCTGCTGTCATCACCCGTCGCAAACGCTATATTGCCCGTAACATTATCAATTTGGTGATTTTGTCCCGCGTAATTGATAGTATCCCCTTGTTTATAATTCCCCTTTACTTCTGTATCATAGTCTCTATGTTTAATAGGGTCTTTTCTATGCTTTAATTGTTCTTGTTCTTCGGTGGCTTCACCACTTGCTTTCGTTTTTATGTAGTCACGCTTTGACTCATAAAGCGGACGGCTTATTTTATTGTCGATATATTTTTTCCTATTATCAAATAGTTGTTTTTGTGCTTTACTTGAATATGTTTTTTCGTTGTCAGATACCTCTGTACTTGCTTCTTGTCTGTTAGATGTTGTCGGAAATTCGTAAAATCGTTTAAGATTATCCTTATCCCAACTGTTATCCTTGAACATAGACCATGTCCTTTTTTGTCTATTTGCTTTTTCCTCGGGATTCATGTGGTCGGCTTTGTATTTTCTTAAATAGCTCAAGAGTCCATTCGATACTGTAGGTTTACCAGGATCATGTTCGCCCGGTTTCAAGTAAGTACTGTCCGAGTTAATAACCGCATCCGCGAATTTATCACCTGTACCTAACTCATCCATTTCTCTCCTGTGCTTTTCCTCTAAACCGTCAACTAACCCATGTTCCGGAGAATCTTTGAACTTTTCATGATTCATAAGTGTATGTCGCTCATCCGGTAGTCCATTAGGTTTTTCGGTATGATGTTTATATCTGCCAATCGTATTATTGAAATGTTCTCGTATTGCAGTTTCGTCTCCATTGTGCATTTCCTTTATTTGGTCTGCAAGTTCTTTGTGCTCTGGTTTAGGATTGTCAAGGAACTCTCTGTGTGTAACATAAGGCGCAAGCATTTTACCCATATGTTCCTGACCGAATAAGTCTGTACTACCGCCTTTGTAATGATATTTACCGTCTTTAATCTCAGCAGCTAATTTGTTACTGTCGGCTGCGGAGTCTTGAATACCGAAATGTTTTTTAAGGTCCGAATGCTTTGTTATCTTACCATTGCCGTCAAGATAACCGTTTATGTTATCAAGGGACTCTTGCTCGTGTTTTTCAAGGGGTTCCCCGCTCTTTACCTTCGAAGTTAATGCCTTATGGCGACTCTTTATATCAGGATGCAATATTGCCATATTTTCCGCCCTTTTCATACCCGGCATATCCATTATTGTCATCTGTTTGGGTTTACTGCCCGTGTCTATACTCGGGGTTTTGTTCGAAATAAGTTTAGCTGCTTTCTTCGGTTGTTCAAATATACTTAATTGGCTTCCCCCGGAATCAACGGATTTGGACAGCGGGGATAAGGAGAAAAAAGATTTTTTTATCTCGCTTTCGTGGATTGCATTTAACGGATTATCCTTGAAGTGAGTTTCGTTCAAGTGTTGTTTTAACTCATCATGCCCTATTTTACCGTCGGCATAATCGTCGAATTTTGCTAATGTATTTCTGTTACCTTCGCCTGCAATCCCATACTTTTCAAGACCTATTAACCTTTGATGAAGTTCTTTTGCAGGTTTGGTAAGATTCTGCATTTTATATTGCTTGTCTAATTTCGCTTGCTCTTCCTCTTTATTAGAGACTGTTTTTATATTTAAGTGGTTCCGTAAATCCTCGGAACTGATTTTACCATCAGCGTAGTCGTGATATTTTCCGAGTGTTTCTTTGTGTTCTTCTCTTAATGTCCCGTCTCTCGCAAGGTTCGTTAAATGACTATAATGGTCTCTTACTTCTTTAGTCGAGTCTTTTATTTTACTCCATCTTTTCATACTCAATCTATCCTCGGGTTTATCACCTTTTAATTGTTCTATCGTAATCTTTGGTTTTATTCCCGCAGGAGGATTAATTTTTGGATCAACCATCTGTATGTTTGAGAATTTATTCATCTGGTCGATTTTCTTTTGGGCTTCGTCTATGCGAGACGGCGGTAATCCCTGTTTTTTCTTTACTTCTTCGGGAGGTATAAGCGCGTTTAATCCTTCTTCGCCATATACTTTTTTTAAGTTCGCCTTTCCTGTTCTGCTTGAGGTCAGATTATTTTGGACGTCAGGGTTATTTGTTAGATACTTCTTAACTGCATCGAAGTCCTTGCCTAATCTTTTTTCTTTTGGCTCGTGCTCCACTGAACTGCCAATATCTCCGAATAAACTGTCCATTCCTCTTTTCGAGGCAATCCCCTCTTTATCGTTTTTCTTCGTGCCAATTAGAGAGACTTTACCTTTCTCTACTTGTGGAGTAAATACGTAGTTTTTACCATAAGTGCCGGTCTTTATATGAGCGACATCTGGTTCTTGCTTTACCCCGTAATGGTCATGTACAGACTCTAAATCGGCTTTTCCCTGAAGGTATTCATTGACCTTTTTAATCTTCGCTTGATGTTCAGGCGGTAGTTTATCCATGCCTTGATTACTCATCTTTTTGTAGAGTGCGGAGTATTCGCTTTTAACGGAATGATGTAAGTCTCCGAACTTTTTCATTAAGTCAACTTCATTGCCGCCGGCTTCGCCTTCTACCGACTTAAATAGTTCTGTTAATGTTTTCATTTTATACCGCTGTTTTCAGTTTATCGAAAATTTTCTTTATCTTATTAAATGCTTCTGTTAAACCTTCGCTTGCTGAAGGTAAATCAAATTCTTCCATATCGCCTGTAAGCTCAAGGGGGTTGAAAAAGCTCTTTTTTATCTCATCTTCAAATGGCTGTAAATCCAACATGCGAAGTGTTATATTCTTCTTTGCATGTAAGTTGTTAAGTATATGCTTTGGTAATCCGTTTTTTACGTCAATCCATTCCCATCTATCAACTTCTTCGTCAGGATCATGCGAAGTATTGGTTTTCTCTTTTTCGTTCAAGAGGAATGAGTGTACTGTGATTTTACCGCCTTCTCTCGGAGTTACTCTCTCGTGCCCAAGATAGACTAAATCTTCCTGTCTAGCTTTTATTCCTGTTTCCTCTCGCAATTCTCTCAAGGCGGCTTCGATAATATTTTCGCCTTGTTTCGCGTGACCTCCTGGAAGAGTATAGAGACCGCAATCTATGCGCTTACCGATAAGTATCTCTCCGCCTGTCATTACAGCTATAGATGCAATCATATCTTCATTATCTTCATCACTGATTGATTTTCCTAATGTGCTGTATTTGTCTTGCCAGTTTTTATTTTTATCAGCCCTATCGCTATATTCGTTTATATTATGATCCGAGGGCAAAACAATGCCTTGAGACTCTACCGCGGGGTGTTTATATGCTTTTGTTTGAAACCGGTGTAAACCATCCGCTTTTTGCAGGAAGGGCGCTCCTTCACCGCCGCCGACCTCAAGCATTTCCTTGTGTAAAGCATCCGGATTTTCCATGCCATTTAAATCTTTTCTGCCTAATGTACTAAATAATAACGCGAATGAAGTCTTGTGCTTCGGCTTTATAGCCTGTTTAAAAAGATTTGGATATTTCTCGTATAATTCATCAGCGGGATGCGAGAATAATTTACTCTGGGCGGCTGGTTTGCCAAGGTTAATAGTTTTTTCAAGAGTCTTTGATAGTTTATTAACTTTTTTTGCCTGAAACTCCTTAGCCGCTTCATCGCTATAATAACTCTTGATTAATTTCAGTGTCTTCATTTAGCCTTTAATAAGATGATTTTTGGTTTTTCCGGATATTCAAGTTTATATTGACCAATATGAAAGAAGGATTTCTTTAGTTTTCTTGCTTCAATTTTTTGCCTTGATTCCTCGTCAGCAACTTCCTTCTTTATCTCGCTTAACATTTTCCCCATTACTAATTCTTTCTCTTGTTCTGGCGTGTTGGTTGCAAAGATAGAAGCTTGGTTTTTAGTATCGTCGTAGCCCCTCATCCTATCGGCATATTTCTTTAAATGCTCGTCTAAGTCGTTATTTGATATTGAGTCGTCAAAGAATATCTTGTCGAGAGCCTTCGATACATTTGTCTCTTTATGTACAAAATTTTGCTGACCTGGCAGGTTTTTTTTCTCGGACGCTTTATCTGCAAGATATTTTACTATATCGTCATGTAAATCTCCACTTAGTGAGGTTTTTAAAGGATTAAGATGCTGGTGCAAATTCCCAATTTTCGACATTATATTTTTACCTTCTTCTCCAAGTGTTTTTATTGTGTCCGATGCTTTTTCGTCTCTAAAATATGAATGTGCCATAAATTTTTTCCAGAAGCCCACAGCTTCGTCTGTTAGTTTCCCACCCTCATAATGAGTTGTCACATCTTTAGGGTTGTTTTTCTCCGACCATTTTTTGAGTAGGGCAACCTTTTCGGCAGCCATGTTTGTATTGATCGGAGTCGCGCCTATGATATTGAATGCTTCGTTTGTTGCTTTCTGCCCTGCACTATTTACTATACCGCTTGCTTTTTCCTTTGCGCTCTCATTAGTTAGACTGCTTTTGTTAAAGTCTCCCGCGAGCGCATTATACATATCCGGATTCTCGTGATATGCCTGTTTGGTTCTCCTAACAAGTATTGGAACTTTAACTATATCTTCAGCTTTTTTTAAGTTCTCCGGGTTATCGTAATACTGGGGTAACTGTTTTAGCAGCTCGGTTCTCATTTCTTCTACTTTTTCCTGCGGCAAAAGCATCGAAGCTAATACACGACTATTATTGATTGCTCTGCCGTGAGGATCAACAAAAGGAGCCCCAGTTGAAGCATCTTCCGTTCCATTAATAACCATACTCGGTCTGAAATCTTTTACTCTCTCTTCTATTATTTTTCTGTCGGCATAAGCCTTCTCGTCCTTTCCATGATAGTTTCTATTCTGCATCTCGGGGGGATAGTCTTTATTCCATTCGTAAGGTTCTTGCATTTTGGGCACCCCTTTTTCGTCAAACTTTGGACGATGGGAAGCTGTTAGATCGGAAGCGTCCACTACAGTAAAATTAAATGGTAGATTATGGTGTTTAGACCACGAAGCGGCAGCTTTGCCCTCTTTGCCCAAGTGCATTTCAAGGGGCTTGTTTTTCTTAGTATATTCTACGTAATTAGCAGATTTTTCGGATAGTTGGTTCGTGTTTTGTTTTTGGTATCTGTCCGCAAGGCTTTTAGCATTCTTAGCATTATTTTCTTCAATTTTTTTGGTTCCCTCTTCATGGGCTATATTTTCCTTGACTTTACCACTAACTTGATTCTTCCAGTCATCGCCTAATTCTTCTTTCAAGATATCCGTGTATTTCTTGTTTTTATTAAGGCTCGACGGCTCGTAATCGTCCCTTTCGAAAAGATTATCGCCGCGTGTTATTTTGTTTTTACTATCCTGATGCTTCTTCAAAATAGCTTCATCGCCTTCAAGTAATTTCTTTGATAATGCTATATGGTTATTAGCCGTAGCATTTGTTTCATTACCTATATCATTAGAGTCTGTTACTCCGCTGTCTTTATGTGCCTTAGCAACATCACTCAAGAGTTTGCCTTTTAAGTTCCCTTCCCCGGTTTTTTGCACGTTTTCTTTTATAATCGGTTGCATATTTTGACTTTCCCTCAAGTCGGTAAGGTTATATGTCTCTTGACCTTTGTGCATCCCTGTTTTCTCGTTTACTGCGGGAGTTTTACCCTTTTTATAAGGTACCATTGTTATTGTGCCTTTTTCCGGGCTAACACCTAAGATTTTATGCAGTTCTCCATGTATTTTGATAAACGGATTCTCTATATGAGATATTGAACCGTTCTTATCACTGTGGATTTTTACCTCGCCATCCTCGCCTTTCATACCTAAAGAATGGACAAAATGATTATCATTAATCTGTTGTTTCCTATGAGATTTCTTATCGGCTCCTGTGAACTTATCAAGCGTATTGCCTGTTTTAAATTCATCCGAGGCTGCCATTTTTTCGCTAATGCTCTCTGCCGGCATTGGTCCCTGACTCGTATCAATCTCTTTACCTTTTTTCTTGTCTTTTAAATCAGGGTGTTCCATAAAGCCTCTTTTCCCTGTAAAGCTGTATTGTCCGTGAGGAACGAGTATTGGATCGTCTGATTTATTAATCTGTACTATGGCGCCATCAGGGTGGTCGTTTGTTACTCTGCGTTGTTTCTTTGTACCTAAATGCTCAAATTCTACAATATCATCTTTTACCGCTTTTTTGTTTCTGTCATATTCGTTATGCTTGAAGTTCTTATCATAATCTTTAGCGAAGGTATAGTGCAACTCTCCCTTATCGCTTTCGGTTAAATATCCTTTATCGCCAGGTCCGACTACTTCGTGTGCGGTACCTTTATGTACAATCTTATCGCCTTTTTTTAATTGATGATGATATTTCTTTGTGCCGTCTTCAAGTTGTACTTGTTTTGCTGTGCTAAAATCTGTGCCTATATGCTCAACATTTGCCCTATTAACCGAAAATTTATTCCCGTTTTCGTCTTGTATTAACATTTTATTGTAATCTACCTGTCCATTTGCATCAGGCATTGGATTAATATGAGAATGCACTGTATATGGTTTGCCCTGATGTTTTATTTTCTCTCCGGGAAGGAATGTTTTGCCTTGCATAGCAGGGTGTTTATCGAATGTCGGTTTACCTTTTGCGTCAAGAGGATATGTACTAACTTTAGCATTAGCCTTGTTTCCTATCTTATAGTGATAGTTTAATTTCTCATCGTCTGACCTTGCATTTTGGTTTAAGGAAATATGAGTTAGTGTGTGAGCTGTAGAAGGTACTTCCCTCGATTGGTCAAGACGACTTACTTTCCCAGTGTCTAAATCCAATACATTATTATTTACCGGTTTCTTCTTTACATCTTCCGAACCTGAACCCTTGAGGTTATTCCATATCTTTCTCAAGGCGCCGGGTTTACTAACGGGTTTATCCGGCACATTTTTTGTCATATCAAATGCCTCTTTATCAAAATCCTTAATATCGCTATTCCCTGTTTTTGGCACCTGAAATGGCTTGAGTCCATAAGGACTTGCTTCGGGTTTATTGATTGGCTCGGTTTTTTGTGGTTTATTTATAGAAATAGTCCCCGTCGGCGGTTGAGGGGCTGGTGTCCCCGTTGGCTCTTTAGTTACTGTTGGAGCAACTGGCGGTTTACTGCCCGGAGGAATAATACTTGTGGATACTACCGGTGGTTTGTTTGGCGATATCTTTACCTTGTTTACTTCTATCTCGCCCGGACTTTTAGGGGTTGTTACTGCACTCGGAGTTTGCGGGACTGATGCTTTAGGTGTTTCCTTCTTATAAAAAGATGTTTTGAGCTTTTTAATCTCTTCTTCATCGCCTAATGATTTCTCAATCCTTTCAAAAAAAGATTTGGCTAACTCTGTATTTTGAGTTCTTTTTCCCTCAAGCTCTATTCCTAAGTTATCAAGTGACTTCATAACATATTCAAGTTCGGAAACTGGTTTTAAATCAGTTAAATAGAAAACTTTCTCTTCGTCTCCTAACTGAACGAGAGCTATAGTATCCGCGGTTTCTTTTATTTCGCCGAAACCTCTTGGCGTTTCAACTTTATCCCTGACTGCTAATCTCAATTTTCCATTTTTTAATTAAGTTTTTCCTTAAATCCTGATCCCAGGAAGAATGTTTATCGTGGCATCCTTGGCATACTAAACAGGAATTGCTCAAATCCTGTACTCTTTCGTTCCCATATAATTTTCTGTTCATTTTTGTATTATTAACTATATGATGTATTGATAAAGAACTTTTACTTCCGCACCTTGTGCATTTCCTTTCATCTCTTATCCAAATTTCTTCTCGGGCTTCGCGAGAAAATGTTTCTTTTTTAACAGTACTGATAATTTAATCCCCCAGTTATTGAGTAGTCTTTTATAATAAATTACATTTTGCTGTTTCTGTGATATTATATTCAGGTCATCAGCAATTTTCTTTTCAAGATCGGCAATCTTATTGTTGATTAGTCTTGCTTTCGTTATTGTTTGTGCCACTGTTTTCCGGCTGCCCGTATTTACTTGTAAGTTTATTATCGTTTTTTGTCATACTGCCTTGCTGTGCTTGTGAACCGCCCTGAGCTCCACCTTGAGCGTCTGGAGCCATACCCTGTTGTTGCTGAGCCATTAGTTGCTGTTTCTCGGCGTCTATTGCCTGAATCCTTGCTTGCAAGGCGCCAAATATCTGCTGAGAATCAACGCCTTTAACGTCATATATGTTGACATCGCCAAACATTATTTTCTGCGGCTCTCCGCCTTCTTCTACTATTATATCATTGTAACTTCTGGTAGTAGCTAATAGTGACTTCTTTACTTCAACTTTTACTCTTTCATCCTCGACTTCAAGACCGTTGAATTTACAGACCACATTATATCCTGTCATTTGCTTCAAGACGCCGCTTTTATTTATGATAGTCTCTGTATATCGTAAAAATGTGTTTAAACCTTTATCCTTTGAAACTTGTAATATACCATCAGGCGAAGTATCAAATAATTTCTTTCCAACCATGGCTGATTCATGCGAGCTCATACTTATTTCTTCCGGGTTTGTACCTGAGAGCTGACAAAGTATGGTAAAGAGTAATGTCATCCATAAGTGGAACTCCATTTCCCTTGAGTTCATATTGAACGGTATAAACTTCGCGTCACCTCTCTCAGGAAGCCCTATAACCGGTAGTCTGTATCTGTTGTTTGCACCTGATAAGTATGAATAAAGCACTTTCTTGAACTGTTCAGTTAATACTCTGTTTGTAAATCCGCCGGTGAATGCGAAAATACCCATTGGTGTACGGTTGTTATTGAAATTCGAGCTGTTGTATGTAATAGAGTTCATAATATTTAATATCATCCGAATACCTTGCTCAACTATCGAATATCCTCGATAAGCCGTCATAAAGTCACTTGATATAAAGAAGTGTGATTTTATCATCTTATCTCTTGTGAAGCCTGCCGCCCTTATGTTGTTTTTTTCAAGTACATATTTTATCTCTTTGCTTATATCTCTTGGTCTTTTTTCTGAGTAAGAATCAGCATTATAATCCCATCTTTGATATTTCCTGCCCTTTGGAATAACATGATATACAATCGTAGGGTCTGTTAAATGGAATCCAAGGGGCTTCCCGGATAATGTGCGTCTAATCTCGAATGTTATATCGTCAAGGTCGAAGAAATCATTATATGCTACGCCAAGCCATTTTGTTAAATTACCTTCATCTTCAAATGGGCAAAAGAAGAATTTATCAACCATTTGATAGGTAAACTGCCTTATATTCTCTTTCTCAATCTGCGTTGGTTTATAATTTGGATCGGCAAATTCAACCACTAATCCAGGTTCGGATTTCTTGCTTGAGGGTTTACCAAAAGAAGTAAATTGTAAACTCCTTGTATTCTTAATTAACCTTGCAGATTCCGTTCTCCCTGCGTTTCTTAACATCTTACTGGAAAAAGGCATTTGGTACCTGTTATTCAAGTAAGTGAAATCAGCGTCGGATTGTTCACCCGGGATCCATTCATCACCTACCAAGAAAGAAAGTAAATCTTGATTCAAGGAAGCGTTAGCTTTCTCGCTCTTTTGTATAGTCTCATACCATGACTTGAAATCCTTACTTTCATCCAATTCTTTAAGGAGTTCCTTGTTATTATTAACAATTTCCTCCATAAAAGGTGTTGGGTTTGTGTTATTTCCTTGTGTATCAGACATCTTATTTGTTATTTTAATTCTTTCTGTTTATCATTGTTGATTAAATGGTTGTCCACTTTCTTATCAATCTGTTCTTTCCATGTGAATACTATCGCTTGTTTTGCTACGACTACCGCTATGACTTCCTTAACCCCGCCTATCTCCTTGCGTACCTCGGTAAAGGTATTTCTAAACTCGTCCTGAGCATTTACTATATCCATTAAATACCCAATGGCTACAGACGCAATAATAAAAGAAATAAGCGGATATAGCCACCTGCGAGCGAATCCTCTTAACCTTGAACCCGGTTTATTTTTCTGTACTATTTCTAGATTGCGTATCGCCCGCGTCTCAGCTGTCGCTTCCATTAATGTAGATATTGCTTCAGGCAATGTGTATTCGTGCTCCGTACCGTTTGTAATCTTCATTCTTTGTAAACCCTCAACACAGGCACATAGCTCATTGACTTTTTTTGTCATCTCTTCGTGAAAGTTATTAATACTCGTAACGAAGCTGTTATGTCCCGCACATGATGATTCATTCTGCGATTGTTTAGAATTTCTGTCCATATCTTCATCCCTTTCTATTAGAATGTTATCGTATTTCTCTTCTACTATATCCATCAATAACTTTCTATAGTCAAGAGGTTTGATTATGTAGTCAATAATATTATTATAACTACGAATTTCTTTCTCAAGCGAGGGATTAGAGGTAGCAGTTGTTATAATTATCTTTAAATTTTTATATTTCGAGACGATATTTAATCCCCATTCTCCGCCTAAAAATAAATCAAGAAGAACGTAATCATAGACGTTTTTCCCGATAAATTGCTCCGCTTCATTTAGATTGGTTGCAATATCGCAAATGATATTATTGTTTTTTTGCGATATTGCCTTAACCAATACGACTATTAATGCTGTGTCCTCGACTATTAAGATTCTTTTCATTGAAACCTTGCTTTTTAATACTTACTTAGCGATTTCATTTGCAACTATATTAACAAAAGGCTTATTCCCTTCAGAACTAACTGTAACCGAAGCCTCAAATCTGCAATTATATTTGCTTAGTATTGCAAGTATTTCTTTTAAGCAATCTTGCGCTCTTTGGTTTAAGTCTGCAATTTTTCTGTTTGGGTCATTCCTAATATCTTGAATATTAGGGTGCATTTCTGGTCTTACCTTTTTTGTTGCTTTTTTCTTTGTCATGTTTTTGTTTTTTAGTTTATTGTTTTTAGAACTACTCTATTAGTCCTATTTCTCTTTTTAAAACTCTTCCCCACGTCTTACATTCATCCACGAATGCCCTGTATGCTATATAGCCCGTAGATGTATGCTCGGAGTTTGTTAGTCCAATTTCTTCTGCAAGTTTATATTTTGTTGCAACGAGTATTGCGACCTGCCCATTTATATCGCGGTACATCCTGCACGTTTTTAGCAACCCTGATATTTCCGAAAACTGTACTTCAGATGCATCGCATGCAGGATATTGTTCGTTTATGAATTTTGTGTAATCTTCGGAGGTTACACCATACACACCTTTCTCGCCAATAAAGACTTCGTAATATATTACTTTATCCGATATATCAATACCACGTATAGCTTTTGTTGTGTAATCTTCCTGTACTTTACACCCAGTGTAATATTTCATTCCCGTTCGCCTTTCTGTTTTTTATTAACCATGTTTTGATAAATGTTTTTGCCTCTGGCATTACTGTTAATATCTGCCGTACTACATATTTAAGTGAGTTTGTTTCTTTTGCGTGAGCTAAATAGCTTGATGCCCTTTGTTTATCAGGATATTTACGTAATATTCTTTTTATCTTGTATAAACTTCTTTTTCTTATTAATTTAAAATAAGCCCATGTTCTGTATCCTACAAAGTCTATGCCTTCTTTTATCCTTGTTATTTTTGTTTTACTGTTAAGTTCTAATTTTATTCCTAATACAAAATTTACGATTAAAACTAAAACTTTTTTAAGGAATACTTTGCATCCGTGCAGTATTATCATGTCGTCCATATACCGCATATATGAACGGCATTTCAAGGCTCTTTTAATGTAATGGTCTAAACTGTTTAAATTCAAGTTTGCCAGTATCTGTGAGGTTACACTGCCCAGCGGTAATCCTATTCCTGTTTCATTTCGGAAGAATTTGTAAAGCAGGTTAATTGTAGGTTTGCATTTTATTATACGCGATATTTGTCCCAATAAGACTTTGTGGTTGATTGTGTAGAAATATTTTTTTATATCAATTTTAAGGCAGTATCCGTCTTTAATTTTTCTTATATATTCCTGTAATTTATTGCTTGCCTCGTGTGTTCCTCTGTCTTTTATACATGCAAAGGTTTGAGCGATAAATCTACTTTCTATGAAATCCCTTATTACACGGAGTATTGCATGCTGTACTATCCTGTCTTCTAAGTGCGGAGCTTCTATTAACCTTATTTTTGGATCATACACGTAAAATTTTCTCGACGGTTTTACTTCATAATTATCGTTTTCGAGTTTTACAAGTAATGTGTTTAGGTTGCTTGCTAAGTTTCTTTCGTATCTTAAAAAGTCATAGTGATAGTTCTTATGTTTGCGCACTTCGTTAAACGCCGCAAGCAAGTTCTCGTAGTTACACCATTTACTTTTTAAATTTCCGTGTCTTTTCATTTTGTTCTTTAAATTGAAGGTCAGGTTTTCGAATATTTCTACTAAGATGACCTTGTTTATTTCTTATTTCCGATTTTTTATAATCGTGGATAATGCTCCCTGTGATATTTATCATCTTTCCTCCCTTGAGAGTAAAGTTTTCTAATATTTCAAAGTCACGACCGCGACGACACATTGTTGTTGCTGTTGTTGAACGCATTGTTCAAATTCAGATTCCATACACCTGCATTCGTCGTGTTGTTCCAATTCCCACCGCGAATCGGACAGAGACCCGCGCTGATTTTCGGACACATAATCAAGCATTACCTCTTCTTTCTTCTTGCTTTACTGCTTCTTGCTTTGTTTCTTCTTTCTTTTCTGTGTTACTAAATAACTCGCGCTTTATCCATCCGCCAATCATTTTTCCTACCTCATCAACGTGTGTCAATGAAACCCGGTGTTTTGTTACGTCTATATATCTTAGCTCCGCTGATAGGTTGATTAACTGTCTTAATATTTCGTGCTTAATATTAAGCTCCGTTAGTGTTGTTTTCTTGTGAAACTTTTTATTGATTGTAATTACCAAAGATAATATCTCATACCCAAGCTCCCTTATTTTATTCGCTAATAAATATTTCTCGAATTTCGGAAATTGTCTTAGCATTATGTTATTATAAACTATCATATCTCTTATTTTCTTTTCTATTAATAAATATTCCAAATATTACTTACCTTTCCGCTTCACTATCGTTCGCTCATACATCTTATACATACAGGCACGACCGCGACGACACACCGCTGTAGCTGTTGTTGAACGCACTGCTCAAACTCAGATTCCAGACACCTGCACCCGTCGTGTCGTCCCAATTCCCACCGCGAATCGGACAGAGACCCGCTATCAAATTTTGATAATAATAATTCGTACCGAATGTATTAGAACCACCCGCAGAGAATGAATTTGCCGCCATTGGCAAACCTGCCGCTGTTAGTTTGTAGGCATTTGCGCTTCGTGATACTTCGCCTGATAACACCTGAATTGTCGAACTGCCGTAGTGCATTCCGGAAGCACCCGCAAG